AAGGGGGGGGGGGGGCCGCCCGCCGAAAACGCAGCGGCGGCGCCCCCCCTACCCGCATACCAAGCGGGAAACAACAACTTATGAAGATAAGTATAGAGAGGATAAAGAGGAATGACAAAGAAACCTAGCTACCTCGGCCCCAGTGACGTTGCGCGGCGGCTCGGAGTAACCCGCGACGCAGTATACAAACTATTGGCCGTGCACCCCCTAGAAAATGACGCATGGGGAGCGAACGGCACCCCCCTATGGCTCCCCGAGACAATCGACGCCTGGCGCGCGAAACACCCCAAACCACGCGGCCCGTACAAGAAAAAGAGCACCGAGAATGCGTAGCGCATCATACGGCGCCCGTGACATGCCCACCATCAAAAAGGAGCTAATCGGGCACCTTGAGACGGCGATCAGCACATGCACACAAGGGGTCTGGCACATAGCCAAACGCCGGACACACCGTGCAGGCATAGAAGACGGCGCCCTATGGTGGGTACACAAAGGCATGACCGAAACGGTCATAGACACGGCCCCCGAGTTCCTGCTGCACTACATGCCCCACATGGAGCATATGCCATCTGACGCCGGGGTAATCGTATGGGACGGCGGGACAGACCAGGTAGCCCCGTGGGGTGACGCGCCCGACAGTATAAGTGACGCCTCGCCGTTCATGGTATCCACCCCCGCAACAATCCAAATTGTGGGCGTCGCATGGGTACGCGAAGACCTCTACATGCTGCTAGGTACCTCACGCGGCCGCATATGGCGCGAAGTAGAAGGCAACACGGGCCTGTACGCCCGGCTATCCCGCCTACTAGTCACAACCTGGGCGGTAGCGCGTGAACCCTCAATCGGCGATATACGCCCGTACCGGCCCCGCGCACAAGGGGACACGGCAACCGGTGCGGCGAGTGACGCGCGCGCTATCAACGCAGTGTACGTGCGTGAACGCCCCCACGGTAACGGGGCGGGAGGGTCACGGCGCGGCATGGGCCACCGTGTAGAAGTGCGCGGGTACTGGCGAATGCAGCACTACGGGCCGGGCAACCAGCGTATACGCCCCGTTTTTGTTGCGGCTCATATGCGCGGCCCAGACGGCGCCCCGGTAGAATCCCGCCCATCGGTACACATCGTAAAAGAATAATGACCCGCCTCACGGCAGGTATAGGAACAACAGCAAAGGAGACGAGAATGTCATTCCCGCAGCGAGGCGACAGCGGCGATATATGGCTCACCCCCCCCAGCATCCTAAAACAGCTCGGGGAGTTCGACCTAGACCCCTGCGCCGCCGATCCGCGCCCCTGGGACACCGCGAAAGTCCACTACACGGAGCAACATAATGGACTCATAATGCCCTGGTTTGGGCGCGTATGGCTCAACCCACCATACGGGCGCGGAATCGGGAAATGGCTAGAACGCATGGCAGACCACGCAGAAGCAGACGGAACCGGGATAGCGCTCATTTTTGCGCGCACAGACACAAAAGCCTGGCAACAACACGTATTCCCGCACGCCCACGGAATCCTATGGATCAGTGGCAGAATAACTTTCTGCCGTCCCAGTGGTCTAGCAGGCGCGCACCCAGCCGGGGCGCCCTCAGCACTAGTAGCCTACAGTGCGAAAGATGCTGAAATTCTCGCAGCATCAGAGATACACGGGGCATACACGGAAATACGCTAAAAGAAAGGAAATGAAAATGTGGGAATCACCCATTAGGCAGCTACCCATAAAGCTAGAGAAAGAAGAAGTCGGTGAAGACCTTTTCATGTACGGGCGCGTCGATAAATCACAGCTCACAGCGCAAGAGCTGCGTGAACACGCCGCATACGTTGAAGGCATGAATCAGGACGCCATCAGCCTCTACGTAAACATCACTGGGTTGCCAGAAGATGCGGCGGTGCAGAAATACCTTGAAGCCCTAACCAAGGTGAGGGCCGAGCGATCAGACCGCGAAGGGTGGGGCGAATGAGCGCCCCAGCCGTGTACACCCCCGCGTACAGTGTAGTGCCCCTAATCGCGGCGCTACCCGCCCCAGAAGCGCTACCCGCCCAGGCGGACAGTATGACCGAATGGGTGCTAACCCACCATACGGCATAAAAAATGATAGTGGCCCCGCCCGCACCCCCAAAGAACAGGGGCGCGGGCGGGGCCACAATCACACTACCGGCTAGGCGCTCTCCGCGTGGCGCGGCGCGTAAGTCTCACGCGGAATCTCAAAATCATTCACCGGGGCAGCCGGGTAAGTAGTCTCACCCTGCGCCCCCGCATCCTTAGGGTCTACACCAGTCACCCCACGGGCGGCCGCCTCCATCAACCCCTCAAAGGTCGGCTTCTCACCACGGATCAAAAACCCGCCGATGATAGTACCCACCGTAGAAATCAGGATAAACACCGCATTCGACACATCAGCAGGCAGCTCAACACCGTAGCGGCCAAGAACATAGCCGGTGATAACAGTGAGGCTACCTGCAACGGCGGTACCTACACCTGCGGCCGCAGTGACGGGGCCAACCTTACGCTTTACATCCATAATATTTTTACTCTCCTACCTTGTTGCTAGTCTGGGCTGCGATAAGCTGCTTCAACAGCACGTTAGTCTCACGCTGCGCCTCCAAATTCTCACGGAGCAGCTTATATGCGGAACCCTCAAACTTGACGTTCGGGATGCCCGGCGTCCAGGTGTCCTTTAGCTCCTGAGTCTGGCGGCTAACATTCTGCAGCGCCATCCAGTTAGCGCCGTGATGGCGCACGTGCTCGATGCCTGGTGCCCAGCTGTCCCGCAGCTCGCTAATAGCGTCAGCCATGCTCTTATCGTCCTTTCCCTTGGGTTGGGTCGCCTTCTCGGCAACCTTAGTGATAGCGGTCTTACCTTTTTTCGCCTCGTAGATTTGCAGGGCGCGCGCTGCAACCTCGCCCTTGCGGTAGGTGCCGCAGCACTCCGTTGCGAACCAGTCCCGGTGCTCTGTGACGGGTAGGATTTGCCTGTGCATGATCCAGATGTCGGCGACGCGCTCACATACGGTCTCGAAGTCGCCCGCGCTCATACGCGGGTTGCATTCCAGGGTGATTGACTGCGCGTTACCCTTGCTGTTGCCGTTCGCCCACGCGGCGTTAGTGTGATCCACGAGGCACGCCACAACGCCATCAGAGATGACCTCGTGCGCGCTAGTCTGCGTGCTGTTCAGTTCGCAGAAGAACCGTATTACGTCCTCAAATTTCTGTTTCCATTCTGGGCGGCCCCACCAGTGCAAGGTGATATTGGTGATGGTGCGAGGGAAGCTGAAAACGGACTGGACTAGCGCGTTTGGTGTGAATCGCAGCGCGTCGTATTGTGTGAGGAATTGGTAGGCCATAGGCCCCACCTCCTTATATGTGATAGTTCACTTGGATTTATTGGGGTGTTAGCTCGCACCTGCACTATACGGGGCGTATAGTAATAGGTATGGTGAACAACAAAAGAAAAACAAACCTAGCCCCGGTGCGCCTCCAAAGACCGCACCCGAGCATCCACAGCGTCAGCCAACTCACGCGCATGCCGTATATCACCCCGGATACCTCCAATATCCTTGCGCATATCAGCATGTTCAGACAGGCCAAGGTTCAACATGGCCGCTGTCTTCTCCTGCTCCTTACGGATCTCCGCAAGCTGCGTGATAACATCAGCAATACCCTTAGCCGTAGCCGCCTGGTTCCGGTCAATATCATCACGAAGATTAGTCTCGTGATGGTTCTTCACCTGGTGCTCAACCCGGTGCAGGCCCGCCCGCACATCCTTAAGCTTCACGGCAGCCCATGACACGAAAGCGGCCGCCGAAAGAGTGGCAGCCGCCTTGAGAACGTCCATGAGCGCAACCCAGAAATCGGGTGGAATATTAGTGCCCATCATCACCCCTCATACGCTGTACCTGGCAGCACTGCGGGCCACGGGTCGGTAGTCGTCCACGTAAGCGAACCCATGACAGCACGGTTAGTATTCCGCTCCAACCGCATAACCAGGTTGTTGAACCAGGTAAAAAACCCGAGTGTGCCAACCTGGTAGGGTTGCCCGTTCCCGATATTCGACGTGACAATAGCCGACACTGCGAAACGGTTATCATGCGAATACCGAGGGCCACCCCCCCGCTCGGGGTAATCCGGTAGCGCCCCGAGCGCCGGTAAGAATCCCTTCGGCAGGGTCTTACTTTCTAAAACAACGTTCTGCTTTGTGAATTGCGGCCCTAAGGAACCGTGCTTACGCTCAGGATTTGTAGTAACCATCCACGCTTGCACCACGCTGCCAACGCGGCGTATCAGGACATCGCACAGGCCGCCGCTTTCACTGATCGTCTCTAGCAGACGTACACCCGTGTCCTGAACAGCCCCACCGCCTCCGCCTTGTGGGCGGGCTTCCAGGGCTTCTACCCGGCGGGCAAGCGCATCAGCCCTAGAAACAAGAGAAGATAAATCAGTAGAAGGCAGTGTGACGGTACCCCCATCAGGTGAGAGCGTAAGCTCACTCCCGGCGATAGAAAGCTTCTGCGGAACCCCTACCCCGTCCGCGCCCTTAGGCCCAGGGTCGCCTTTCGGCCCCTGCAACCCAGCGCCCGCCTTACGGGTAGTGAAAAACACCGTATCCACCTGGATAAAGACGTTATCGCCCTGCGGGGATCGCCACCGCACCGGCCCAGTCTCAGAACCGGCCGGGCCTGCAACATCCTTAGCGGCGCACCCGGTAATCGTGAGGCCCTTGAACCAGGTTTCAATGTAGAAGGCCCAGCGGGCACCGGTGCCGCGCCCCCCAACCTTCTGCGAAATGCAGCCGGTAATAATAGTGCCGTCCGCCCCGCTGTTCGCAATATAGAAATCGGCGGCGTCACCCTCACGAGCAGACCCGTGAACCGTGTCACGGTAAGAGGAAGATTCGGCGCGGCAATTCGTGAGCTGATTCTGCCCCCAATAAACAAGGAACCCGTGCCCGCCGTTCTCCTGCGCCAAACAGCCCGTGAAGATACACTTAGTGCCCTTAATAAACCATCCCGAACCGTCCTTCTGCGCAGCCCGGTTCTCACCCTGCGGGGCGCCAGCAGTAATATCCGCGCCATCAGCCGAAGCCACAGGCAGGGCGTATATCTGCTGCCATGATGCGGCGCGGTGCGTAAACCAGACGCGGCAATGAACAAACGTGCACTGAGACGTATACACCTCCACACCGGCGTAACCTGCTTGTGACTGGTTCGCACCGCCGACGTTCAGCCCGAAGAACTGGTTATCGGCGCCGCCGTTCCCGCCCGCAACCTTAGCCACCAGCTCGGGGTGCCCATCAGGTTTACCCACCACAAGCCCGGCCTGCAGCGTGTTCCTAATCTTGAGGTTCCACACGTCCATAGCCTGGTCGTCACGGCCAAGGATAGCGGCCCCGGTCTCCATGTCCCAGACCTTCACATTATTCATGGTCGGTGCGGCGTCCGGCTCCGCAGGGGAATCCCCAAGGTCGGTATTCAGCAGCACGCCGCATAGGTTCGGTATGGCCGCCTGGTGGTTACGTCCCGTCTGGTGGGCGCGAATCCACACGCTAGACACACCGAAATGAATAAGGTCTGGGTCTAGGGCACGCTCATTCCAAGTACCAGTATGGAAAACCCCGGTCTTCTCAGTGATAGGCGTGCCGTCCGATGCTAGGATTTGGGTGCCGTCACCGTCACCGATAACCTGCACAAACCCCTTGAGCTTGATAAACGGGTACGATACTAAATATTTACCGGCGGGGGGGTGGAGAGCCCCCGCACCCCCAGCATAAAAAGCACAAACACCCGCCCCGCT